AAATGTTGGTAAAGCTGGAGCTGAAGTTAAGAATGCTGCATAGTTCGTATCTCCCACACCTGCTATGACTCTTAAAATTAGATTATTTCCTGATTCAATCGGTCTAGCTGTAATGTTCAATGTGATTGAATTTGCTTCAATGGAATCTGCTTTTGATTTACTAGCATCTCCTGACGGTGTCGCTGTACATAAGAAATACCATATACGTCTTGCTTTGATATCTCCTTGAATTTCATACCCTAACGCAAATGTCTTTGTTTCGCCATTTACTACTTCTACAAGATTTCCATTAGTGTCTTCTAAAACACCAAAGATGTCTTTTTTAAACACATCATCAATCTCAGTGAATTTCAAGGTGACTGTTGTCCCTGAATTGGATACTAATGTTGCGATTACCTTATCATCTGCATATACTTGTGTACTTCCACCGATAGCTTCAGTAGTAATCTCCTGTGCACCTTCTAAACGTTTAGGTGTTGCAAATATCCAACTTCCATCTTCGGTTTGAGTTGCGAGTGCATAGTGTACGTTTGTTAAACCAAATGTGACTTTATTACTCATTTAAAATACCTCCTCTTTGATTTCATATACTCTGTTGACTGAACTGTCTTCATTAACAAATTCAGATAATAATTCAAATTCATATCCCATAAAATATAAGGATGCTTCTAGTTGTTCTTCTAATCCCAAGTTCTTCTTTTCAGTGATTAAACTAACTTGAAAGGTTGCTACTTTTGCGACTACTCTATCATCAGCATACACAATTGTTCGATTACTGAGTTCTTGGTAAATGATATAGTTTGGATCACTTTCTAACCCTTCTCTTGTTCCATATGACACTTTACCTGGTAAAACAGAGTCCAAAGTATCATATAATGCTTCTAACTTTTCCTGCATTAGACATCACCTTTTTCAATAATCCTTTTAATATCTTCTAACATTCTAGGTGTAAGTAAATCATAGGCTGGACGCATAAATGGTCGTGGTCCTACATACTTACCACTACGATGTGTAAAACCAAATTCTAGTAAATGTGTCAGTTTTCCTTTTTCATTTGAGAAGATAACAACCGTCTTGTTGATTCCACTACCTTGAGGTTCAGCAACGAATGAATCTGCGAATGCTTTGGAACCACCACTTCTTGGTGCATGAGTGCTGATGTACTTCACAATTTCCTGTGCAGTTTGATCTAGCTTCTTTTCAAGTTTTTCAATAATCTCTTCGCAATACTCATCTACCATTTCAGATAAAGCAGTTCCAAGTTCATCAAGCGTAATCAATGATGTCACTCTTTCTGATTCTAGACTTACTCAAATATAATTCAATGAACTGGCCAATCTGATAAGTGCGTTCAATCTTGTATATATTGCCTGCAATGTCAGTGTATTTGCTACCATCGTACAAGAAACTTTGAATTTTAAGTGCTACATCGATTCTTATATCTGATCGTTTGCTTTCATAATATTCGTTTGACGTAATGCTAAAGTTTATGCCAATAACTTCTTTTGAGTTTATAAGTTGGTATGTTGAAGAACCAATAGAATTTTGAACCAAATCCATGGTTAGCAATTTTATGGATATATTGGGTGAATTAGGATACATTTTCTGAAACTCCTTGTGTTAGTGCAATCTGTCCTACCAACATATCAAATGTCTTAGGTAGTTCTTTTGCACTCCCATCATTCTTAAACCCAAAGAATGTCTTTACATATATAATTATCACTGTACTAACCATAGGATTTGATTCATCATTTATATAAGAAGGATCAATCCCACAACTTGTCAGGTATGCTTTGCAACTACCAATGTGAGTGTTCAACTCGTCATCAGCAAATGATTCTGATAAAGGTATGAGTAGTGCTTTTTTTACAATGTCTAGTATAGCCATGAGATCAATCCTTTCTTAAACATTTAATTTGCTTCAGCTATTAAACTGCAGCTTTCTTTTTAATACGTAGGAATCCGTTGTACCCCACTACGTTACCACCAGTGAATACTGATGCTTTGTAGCTAATGATTCCATCTTTAAATTTATAATCAGTTGATTTACCGATTTCAACTGGTGAAAACACTGGAACTTCATAGTTTTTAAGTGCTCCATATGCGATACCATATTCCCCAGCTGCAGTATTACTATCAGCGATGGCTTTACAATGAGAGTTGATGATATAAGGAATACCATCGATAGTCTTGTTGACATAGTCAATAGTATGCACTTTTCTTCCTTCTTGAGTTTTAAGTCCAGCAAATGCACGTAAATCATTCTTATTCAAGATAAGAACTGCTCCACCTTCGACTTCTTCATCCCCACCATAGGCAAAGACAATGTCATCCAAGGTTGAATCAGTAATTGCTTCAATCTCTAGTGGTGCTTTATCAGCTAATGCTACTGCTGCATCACTAAAGATACCAGTGAAGGTATTGGTCGTTCCTGCTCCACGTAAGATTTGTTCACTGATTTTCTTTTTTAGCGAGATATTGATGTTACGCAACACTTCTGCTTGGTAAGGAATAGCAGGCAATTTTTCAAGTTCTTCTGTGATTTCTGTATATGCAGTAATCTTAACTTTGGAAATTGTCAAATATCCAAATGCTGGCTCAGTTTCACTGTATGGTTGTCCTTCAAGTGTCGTTCCAGCGATACCGTTTGATTTCACAAATGATTTCTTGTATGTTTCTCCACCGTTGAGGTTGATAACATTAACACGATCAACAAGAGTTGATACTTGAGCAAATGGTACTGGTGCTAATCCTGAAGCAGTGTGATCAGGTAGTAAGATTTCTTCACTTGACACTTGAATCACACGACTTTCACGCAAACTTGCTGCACGTTGTTCTAGTTTTTCTTTATCAATTTTTGTTCTGTTATCAATAACAATTGGCTTGATTTCTGTTTTACTAGCGATTGCCATTTTCTTATCAATAACACTTCTTTCTTCTTGAAGCTCAGTCGTTTCAGTTTCGAACGCTTCAAGTTTGGTAATATCTGTTTCATTATCGACAAGACCTCTGATTTCAGTCAGTCTTGACTCGATTTCTTTTCGTCTAAGTTCTAAATTCATGTTTTCTTTCTCCTTTTAGATTTGGGTTTTGATTTTAATACGTTTTTTGATAATACTTGATTTTTCTTCTTGCTCTGCTAACTCCATAGCCTTTAGTTCTAACTCCATAGATTCTAAAGAACGAGCATATATAGAAGTTGCATCATATGCTGGTGTATCCACAACCGACACATCATACAACCTTTCAATTTTTGTAATAGTTCTCTTTGGAATTCTACCTTCACGATTCCACACTTGTTCATCTACCGTAAAAGCAAAACTCATCTTGTCTAGCAAACCACTTCTTACCATTTTATAGATGTCTTGATTGGTGTTTGTGTCTAGTAACTCTGCACGCACTTTTAAACCAATACTATCTACGGTGAGTGACAACGATTGATTCTTGGTTCTGGCGATAATTAAAAAGGAGTCCATATGATTGTATTTCATAGGAACATCCTTCATTTTGGTTTCTGATAAAGCTCTTGAGTCGATTTCTTCTAAGAAACCGTATTCTTCATCACCAATTAGTGTTTCATTATTAAAGACTAATGCATAACCTTCTAATATCATCTTGTCATCTTCTTCATGAAGCGTGACATCTGCGAGTCTAGTTTCCTTTATCATCTTTACGAGTCTCTACTTTCTTAGGTTTTGGTGTTTCATGTTTTTGATATTCATATTCAAGCTCAGAGTCTTTATAGATAAGTGACTCGAGTTTTTCCTTTTTACAATAATCATCAATGATAATCGTTTTCTTCTTTTGTGTGTCTAAGATGATTTTGAGTGCATCTTCTGATATCTTTCCATTAACTGTTATTTTCATCTTTAGGTTCCTCCGTTCCTACTTGGTATTGATTTGCTTTATCTGCATCAACAAAGTTTAATGATTGAAGTCGTTTATTTCCACCTTCGATAGGTTCTAGTCCTAGTAATGCTCTCGATTCATTAAGCGACATTATTCCAAGACTCATAAGCTTCTCGATCGCAGCTACTTTTGTATTCCATGATGCATATTGAAGTCTTTCACTATAAAAGATGATTTCCTCTCCACGTTCTAGTTGATTGTCTGTCAATAAACCTAAAGAAAAAGCCTCGCTAAGTTGAATAGCTAAAGGCTCTATCGTTGACTCATAGAATGAGTTGTATTCATCTTCAGTATACTTGTTTGTAAAAATCGGAACCGATACTCCAAAGTAATCTAGGATTTTTGCTTGCAAGAATTCAAGTGTATCCTTATCGATCAATTTCGGATCAACATCTAAAGGTATATATTCTGATTTCAAATCAATCGGTATAATTGAACTACCTTTCATACTTACGGATTCGGATAGTGCAGCATCAAATAGATCACGTTGCTTTTTCTTATCATTTTCTGACAACATTCCATTCATCTTTAAGATACCTTTAATCTGCATAGAAGATTTAATAGCATTATCGATTCCTTGAAGCAAACTGTCATTGATGGAGATTGTCTTAAGGATTGCTTCATGATCTCCTGTGGAACCTGTCCCACCAAAGATATCGTTTTGTCCGAAGTGTCGTCTTAAATGAATCACATTGTCATATGGCAAAATGTACGATTTACCATTATCAAATAAGAACTTGATGAAGTAAGCATCTGAACTATCCACTATGATTTCTACTGTAATTGGTCGTAACGGATAGATGCCTTTCAGTTCTCCTGTATCCTTATCAAACTTCGGATAGACAAATGCATTATCATTCAGCAATAGCAAAGTGATCGTTTTGTAGATGAAGTCATAAGGAGTCATGATTTCGTTCGGTTTATACTTCAAAAGAAAAGACAGCCTACCTTTTTTCTCGGTTACTGTCTTATCGTTTTCGGTTTTTATAAATCTGGGTTTGAGTTTAGCACATTGGCTAGCGACTCGATCAATACATATTTTTACCACATCACTCTTGGAAATATTCGTACCAAACGGTGTGTAAAATGTATTTAAATTGCTGATTAACTGGAGTGCATCAAATGATCCAGTTTTACTTTTTCTCTTAAATAAGGCCATGAGCACCTCCTGCTTATTCTGTAATCATATTGGTTGGAATCATCTCATATTCGTTTTCTTTGAAAGATTTCATAATCCCATGAAAATCAATTTGATTATCAGATTTCATTTCAAATCTAATTGGATAACCTGGATTTAATCCCTTATCAAATCCAGCAAAAAATGCATTATGAGTAGTCCCATTATTCAATTTAATATTATCGTGTTGACCGCTATAATACATCCCGTTTGATGAAAGCTTAAATCTAATATCTTCATTTTTATTCCCGTGCAAAATAAAAAACTGTGGAGATGGTTCAAAATATGTTTGTGCACTAATCTCGATTTTGATTTCTTTCTTATCACTTGATATATTTGCAGTTGCTCTTACGTTATGATATTTTGTGTTAACTATGTTGTTAGTACTAATTCCAGAAACAACATCAATCATCTGTCTAAGTCCATATTCTAAGCCTTGGCCATATATGTTAATATATAAATTTTGTAATAAGATAGCTGGGACATTGCAATCATCTAATTTGACAGGTATAAACTTGATTTTTTTCTGTGCTTTCATAAATAATGCATTTTGCCACTCCAGCTTTACCATTTCACTTGTCAAACTATTTCGAGACATAAAAAAGAAAAAATAACTCATTGTTTCGAGTCCTTGATTCATCTTATCTATTATATCATCACCAGGTTGTATGGACCACTCATCATAAAACACGCTTTCTCGACCAAAAACAATTGCTAATTTGCTAGCAATATCACTCACAATTTCTTTATCTTTATGATTGTAACTAATAAAAATCATATAATACCCCCGTTACATTAATTCATATATAGGGATATTATATCATATTTTCATAATCTGTTTTATACCTATTTAAAACTACATATGCAATGATCAATGCAACTGTTCCATCAATTCTCTTGTATTTAGAATTTAGTTTAGATGGTTGTATATTTCCATTAAGATCCACCTTAGCTTGTGTATTAGCAAGACACCATTTCATAATCGGATTATTATTATAGTTAACAAAGTTATTTTTTAAATCTGCTTCCATAATTTTCATGGGTTCTGATAATGAATAGATACCTTGTCTAACTTTCTCCATATTGAAACCTAGGTCTTCCATTTCTTTAATCCAATATTGTGAGTTCCATGGATCATATCCTACCCATAAAGGACGTATCCCATAGGTTTGAATCATCTTCATGAACCATTTAGTAACAAGACTAAAGTCATTTTGGTTTCCCTCTGTTAATGTTACAAAACCTTTTTTAATCCAAATATCATATGGTACATTGTCTTCTTTGATTCTCTTTTCTACGACTTCGCTTGGCATAAAAAAATGTGGAATGACATACTTAATACTGCTTTCTCGCTTTTGAATAACAAGTACTGCAGCAGTTAAATCAGTCGTTGATGATAAATCGACACCACCTATTGCATATGTATCTCTTAGTTCATCAATAGTATATTTGTCTTCGTTATTTAAATCATCAAACGATAACCAGGATCCCGAGTCAGCTTGTTTGATGTTAAAGTCTTTACAAAGCATTGTGACTCTTGTTGAAAGATCATGTTTTGATTTATTCATAACGTCTTCTAAATAATTATTGAGTTTTACAACACCTAGACTTGGGTTTGATTTCTGCCATGTCGAAGGATCCTCATATATTTCTTTTGTTGAATCTTGAGTATATAACCATGGAAGTACTCTGTTATCCTGTATTTCACCTTTAAGCATCTTTCTAGCATAGTCTAGTTTATTATCTAAAAAACCACCAACGGTTGTCCCTTCGGTGGTTATGATAAATATAAGCGGTTCTTTCTTCGTTGATTGTGATTGTTTAATGGCGTCGTAAACTTTGGAATCAGTCATTTCATGGACTTCATCAATACAACCAACTTCTATATTGTATCCATCTTTATTTCTTGATTGAGCAGATAACTTCTTAATCTTGTTCTTGGTTTTTGGAGAATAGATGTGATAGATGTTTTTCTTGCTTCTAGTTTCTTTTGATAATGCTGGAGATTGCTCTCGCATATTATTAATCTCTTCAAATAGTATGTTTGCCTGTTCTGTTGTGTTTGAAGCACATACAATATCCACACCACCTCTTGATAAAAAGAACTCTGCTAAGTCTATACCCGCAACGAAAGTAGTCTTTCCATTCTTACGAGCAATTAATAATATAACTTCGTTGAATCTACGCAATCCGGAATGTGCCATCATAAATCCATAAGCTGTTTGTAGTAATGCTTTCTCCCATAGTTCAAGAATGAATGGCATACCATTAAATGGTGATTTAGTATGTTTACAGAATGTTTCAATAAAATCAATTCTTAAGTTCCCTGGTTGCTCATCAAAACTATAGATAGGATTATCTAAATCTTTTATAAGTTGATCTAGTTGTGTTTTTAATTCTTCTCCAACTATGATATTTCCATTATTAATTTCATTGTAGTACTCAATTAAATAATTCATACACTTGCTCTCTTAAGAAAATCATCAAAAGCATCATCTCCATCATCTACTTGTGTTCCAAGAATACTGTTAAGTGTCTTGATAACAGTTCCATAAGAATTTACGAGTTTTGTATAATACTTTGCAGCTTCGGTTTGTCGTTGCATACCTTTGTTTGATATTTGAATAGCACCATACTTTCTAATCTGCTCTTGTAACTTATCAAGTTCCACTTTCATAAATGCAGCTTGATAAATTAAGTTATCTACTAGTTCTGTTTTTGATTCATCAACCAAAGAAAAAAGCGACTTTAATCGCTTATATTCTTTATCAATAACTTTTTTCATTTGCGTAGTTTTTCCATCATCTCTTCAAGTTCTGACATGTATGAAAATGTATAGAATCTTGTATGACGATATTTGTAATAAGCCAAATTATGAACTGTTTCAAAGAATTTATCTAGTGGTTTTTGCAGTTCTGATAGCTCGATAATTTTATCAAATGAATTTTTATCAATGTGTGCAATATTTCTTGATCTATAATCCGTTATAAGTTTCCTATAACTATTTAACTCTTTCTTATCTTTTAACAAAAGTTTCTTTACATCTGCATAACTTTCAATTGACATAAAACCTTCATGTACTTTTGTAATATCTATTTCTTTTATATAGTTGTTTAGATAATTGAAAAAATGAAATCTACTTCTGTTATCATTTTCAAAAATTAAAGAAAGATTTAAAACTAATTCATTATAACCATCAACAAAATAATAATTAAAGAATAGTTCATAATCAGTTTCATACGAAGGATCATTCATCTTATCTTGAACATATTTTAATTGATCAAAGCTTGTTTTTAATTGTAGACTAAGTCCAACAAAAAATGCTAAATTATCATCTAGTTCATATTCAATCATATTTCTAAATCCTTTCTTGATATTTTCAAAAATAATGGCTCGTGTTTTTTAATTGCCCACCTACGCGGTACCCTTTGATAGATATTAACTATCGATAGGGGGGATCATATAAGAGTTCAGTTTAAACTCTTGTTTATCAGCAACCATTTTTGATACAGGAACATTTACTTTCTTAGCTAAAGTTTCTATTAACAATTGATTCTGTTCAGGTATTTTTGCTCCAAGATAAATATGCGTCAAATATGGAAGAAATAAAGGTGCGTATAGCATTTTATCATACTCTAACTCTTTGTCTTTATAAATCATTCTTATTTCTTGTTCGTGTTCCCACAGCTTTGATTTTACAAAAAACAATGGCTTGATGTCCTCAGCAAGAATATTAACTCTATTAGTGTTTTTCTTCTCTGGATCATATTTTTTTTCAAATTTAATCTCAATCGTCGCTCGCTTATCAAAATATCTTACATCTCTTAATATGAATTCAGATAATTTATCTTCAGGAATGTCAAATTCAAAACACAGACCACGGTGTGAATCCCCATAATGTGACCACATCAATATATCGTCATTATTTTTTGTAAATGAAGCAACAAACAATCTTTTTAATGTTTCAGTCATGACTTTTTGATTATTTAGATCATTTAAAAAACTCTCATAATCTTCTGATTTCTTTGCAAAATATTCTTCATGGTAATCATCAAGAACTAATTTATAATTAGGTGTTATTTCAAATGGATCGTTAAAATTACTAACTCTTGAATAAACAAAGTTAGAGTATAAAATATTATCATAAATATATTCATCACATTTTCTATACTTGTATAACTTCATAATTGATCCTATTAAAGCATTTTAAAATATCTAAATGCATCTTCAATTTTTTGTTTGTAATCGCTTGGGCATGGATGAACCCTTTGTGTTTCTGAAATCCTATTAGGTGCTTTTCTAGTAATAATCCCACATTGTTCCTTCATATCTGCAATCCAACAAGTCTTTACTGAACAATTATATTTATCTTTAATGTAATTTTGAATAGCTTTGTATGTTGCCATAATATCAACTCCCCTTTTCATAATTATAACAAAAATAAATTATAAAAACGAGGTTTATCGAGAAATCAAATTACCATCTTCGTCAAATTGTTGTGACTTTGAGAAACGCTTATGCTCAGCATTGTGACATTTCTTACATAACAATTCCAAGTTCTCCTGATTCAAACTAATATTCGGGTCCATTACGTTATGAACTGTTAATCGTTTAATATGATGAACTTCTTCTCCTAAAGCACCACATCTTTCACACTTTCCATTAGCTTCTCTTATCTTGATTTCTCTTGCTACTTGCCATGAAATTGATTTGTAGAATCGATGTATTTCTTTAGGCTTTCTCATATAGGTTTCTCAGTTCAGTAATCTTATCATCTACATGTTCCCAACGAACATCTAAGTCTTCTCTACCAAAGTGTCCATACTTTGCTAACTCTTGGAACTTAACGTTATCTAAGTTGAGTTCTTTTCTAATGCTTTGTGGTCTAAAATCAAAAACATAATTCACAAGTGCTTGTATCTCTTCATCTGATGTAACTCCAGTATCAAAGGAATTAACAAGAACACTCACTGGTTTTGCTACTCCTATTGCGTAGCTCAAGTGCACTTCGCAGTGTGTGGCCAAACCTGCCCCAACAATGGTTTTTGCAACGTATCTGGCATAATAAGCCGCACTACGATCAACCTTGCTTACATCCTTGCCAGAAAAGGCTCCTCCGCCATGTCTAGCATAACCACCATATGTATCTACAATAATCTTTCTACCAGTTAAACCTGAATCAGCATAAGGACCACCAATCACAAACTCTCCAGTAGGATTGATTAACACTTCTGCATCAACAATTGTATCGAAATCAAAGACTTTAGTTAAGACTTCGTTAATTATGAGATCCTCATATAACTCTTTTTTAATCCATGGTTTAGTTTGAGCTGAAACAACAATAGTCTGTACTTTCTTTGGTTTACCGTTCTTATATGCTACTGATACCTGACATTTACCATCAGGTCCAAATATATGTGAATATTTCTCTTTGCGAATCTTATCCATTTCTTTTGATATTTGATTTGCTAACATAATCGGTAATGGCATAAACTCCTGTGTCTCATTACAAGCATATCCAAACATAATCCCTTGGTCGCCGGCACCTTGTTCATGTGATTCAGTTGAATTCACACCAAGAGCGATATCAGCAGACTGTTTTGATATCTTTTCCATGACAACAAACTCATCGTCATAGCCTATCTCTTTTAGTTTACGTTTCGCTATTTCTGCATAATCTACTTTCGCAGTTGTTGTTACTTCTCCAAAGACAAATACTAAATCATCCTTGATGGCTGTTTCAACTGCTACTCGAGCGTTTTTATCTTGTTCCAAAATGGCATCTAGAATGGCATCACTGATTTGGTCACAAACCTTATCTGGATGACCACTAAATACTGATTCGCTTGTTACTACTTGCATTAAACTTCATCTCCTTTATAAACGAGTAAAAAAGGAGCTATTCGCTCCTAAGTACTGATTTTTGTAAGTATGCTGTGTATCTTGCGTAATGATATCCTTCGCTTTCAATGAGGATCCCGAAATCATGTTCATTGCTTGTCACAAAAATACAATGGAACACATCCTCTTTATCGCAGTACATCACATCAATGTTTTCTTTAATAAACTCATAATCATCAAGTGGATCATGTATGAATATTTCAAACAAATCTGAATCAATGATTAACTCTTTTTCAATGATAAACTCATCTTGTGGAAGAAGTTCATCAGGTGTTGCTTTTCTAATAAAGTTTACTTTCATATTGCTATCTCCCATGCTGTATAAACTGAACGGTATGTACAATCCCAAGTATCAAGTATCACTCCATCTACACAAGCAGTAATATGTCCTGCCATTTTCAAGATGTATGTTCCTTTTGGATGCAACTTTGTAAAGTCGCTACCCTTGATTCTTGGTTCTCCTTTTAGCGGTTTGAATATGAGCCTTGGATAATCTTTCAAATATTCATATAAAAACTTTGTGTCTTTATAACTCGAATATCCAAGTTCTCGTTTTGAGTGGTTTAGTTCTCTTCTGCATTCTAGATAGTCTTGTTTTTTTGCTGTTGCGATTGCTCTTACTACACAATCTCCAGTTTTGATTCCTTTCGGATGTGCATTGAACTCTTTATACATTATAAGTCCCACCCTTCATTAAACCATTTCACTAATTCTCTTGATGAGTCTGATTCAAATAATGGTTTATCAAAGTTGTTCTTTCTTCCATAAACTGTATATCGTTTTTCGTTGTGAACACTAGCGATTTGAATTGTAAACTGTACATCGCCAGTTTCAATATCCGCAAATCGGAAATCATCATAGAGTGGACCATTTAACGGACAGTTATTCTTGAACCACACATACATTGTTTCAAGGTTGATTTTTCCTCCATGCTTGATTTGTTTTACGATGTTTCCCATACGCTTGGTTTTACCAACTAGGCTTGTATCTTTACAAAACCAATCGTACCATCCAGCTTCACATTGTGTTGCATAATCTCTTGACTCAAAACCTCCGTTGTTGAATCTTTCAATCCAGGTTTTAACTTTCATTTCTTTTTCCATAATCTTAGTCTCCTTTGTTTTGGTTACTATATATATCACTCTAAAGGGACTAAATAGCAAGTACTATTTTCACTATAGTAACTAATTATCAAAGATATCAAAATGGCTAATTGGAGACCTCTTTCCATTTCTTATCAAATAACAGTTCTCGTCTGATTCCTTATGCTTAATATAGCGTTTTACAATAACATCAACGAATCTCTCATCCAGTTCCATCAAGAATGATTGACGATCAAGTTGATCAGATGCAATCATGGTTGAACCGGAACCACCAAAGAGATCCAATATTGATTCATGACGTCTAGAGGAATTGCTGATTGCTTTTCCCACAAGTTCTAAAGGTTTCATGGTTGGATGTTCTTCATTCTTCTTTGGCTTGTTATATTCCCATACGGTATCTTGTGTGCGATCATCCACAAAGTAATGAGCTGCACCCTCTTTCCATCCGTAGAGTATAGGTTCATGTCGCCAGTGATAATCTTGTCTACCAAGGACTAATGCATTCTTAACCCAAATCAAACATTCAGCTAATTTATAGCCTGCGTTCTTGAATGCGTTTCTAAAGTTGAGTCCTTCGGTATCTGCATGGCAAACATAAATCGCTCCACCTGGTTTTGTATGTTCAAACATATTTTGAAATGCATCATATAAAAAAAGATAGAAGCTATCGTCTTCCATCTTATCGTTTTTAATCTTTCCAGCTGTTCCTTCATAATCTACATTATATGGTGGATCCGTAAATATCATATCGACTTCATGATCATCAAGTAAAGTTGCTACTTGTTTAGAATCGGTAGAATCCCCACACATTAATCTATGAGGTCCCAATTCATAAATGTCTCCTGGTTGTGAGAAAGGAACTTCAGGGATTTCATCAGTGATATCAAAATCATCATCAGTTGCATTGTCTGGAAGTAACTCTTCCATCTCCTCAAAACCAAACTGAAGCATATCCATATCTATATGAGATAATTCTTCTTCTAGTTTAGATAAATCCCAAGTTGCAAGTTCAGCTGTTTTATTATCCGCTAAGCGAAATGCTTTGATTTGTTCCTCGTTTAAGTCATCTGCGATGATACATGGCACTTCTTCTAAACCAAGCGACACAGAGGCTTTTAAGCGAGTATGACCGGCAATTATGATGTTATCACTTGAGATTACAATTGGAACTTTGAATCCAAACTCACGAATGGAATTAGCGACTGCTTCTATAGCCTCTTCATTATGTCTTGGATTATTATCATATTCTAGAAGACTAGTTATCTTCTTCATCACTACTTGCATTCGTCCACTTTTCCTCTCTATTTTTCAAACGCTCATACATTGCATCAATCTCTTCTTTTTTATCATTATACTCACGTCCAAATTTAATGATTAAGAGATATCTCACTGCATTCATATCCGGTTGTGCTTTTTTCTTATATTTAACGATTTTCTTTTTGGTACCTGTTTTTGTTTCCTCGATTGTTGTTTGAGTTTCTTCATACTCATAACCAACCGCTTTTTTTATCAACGTATCAATTAATGTATATTTTAGATCATCATTTCCAAAAACAAATGCTTGATTCATTTTAGGATGCCTATTCTTAAGTTTATACATTGTCTTTTCAGACATACCAAGAATCTTGGCTATTTCAACTTGAGGTACTGCTTTTGATACAAGTTCTTTTATCTCACTTAACCTTTTGTCCAGTATACCGTCACGTTCCCACTTTTCGTAGTAATCAAGCGTATATCCTTTCATTTAAAATCACTCCAACTGTTAGGTTATTAATGTCAAAACTGTAATGACTTACCAGTTGAATACTACAAATCTTTCTGCAAAAGAAAAAGGAATCCGATCATTCGAACTCCTATTACTTCTAGGCTTGCTTTTAGCCAGTACTCCACGATAAATACACTCTATCATAATTGTCAAATTTTGTCCATGAGCGTAAAGCACGATATAGCCCAATTAGGCTCTCAAAAGTGTATTGTGATTTAATCTAATATAATCTTATATATTTTCTTTTCGTTTGCAATACAAGAAATCACAAGGATTATAGAAGGCATATGAATAATTTTATAAGTTTTCTTCTAGAATGTTTTCTAATTCACATCGATATTTTTCTTGACTTTCTAATAGAGAACCATTTCTTAAATATTCAAAAAAACTATTATATCCATTTGGTGATAAAAAGTGAAATAAATAACGCGAATTTTTATTGTGTTTCTCTAACTTATTATTTAATGTATCGAAATGCTCTTTTCCATACTTATATTTGGCTTTGTTTTCTTCAGAATCATCACCATCAGATTTAGTTTCAACAACTAAAATATAGTCTTTTTCATTTTTACTAATTTTTATAAAAAAATCAGGATTAAATTGACTTCTTTTATACCCTCTGGTTCTAGATAATTTATCACCATATTTCAATGAGTATTCTATTTGATAAAACCCTCTATCTCTAGATTTTATCCAAGAATCAATTACTTGGGCGTTTTCATCTTTGCATAATAACTCTACAAATTTTCTTTCTGGTTCAAATGATGTAATAACAGTTGAAAAAGGAGTTTTGAATGTGTAGGGGTTTTTTTCAGATAGTGAACTTCTTAGTAAGGTTAAGTCCTCATTCAGATCTCTTATTACTGTTTTCTGTATTTCGTCTGTTAGTTCACTTTCAAAGTCACTTGTGTAAAATAATGTCGAGCCTCTTCTTAGATTTCCTACAGCGGTACTTGCTTTTTGAATTGATTTTGTACTAATGCAATAAGGTTCATTTGAAATACTTTTTTGTACAACTGATTTTTCTTTCTTTCTTAATAGAGTTGAAAATGAAGTTAAAATTCTATAAGCATTCTTTTCTACAATTTTGTCTCCTAAAATTCCCACTTTAAGTAATGACTTTTCTATAATTTCTCTAATTACATTTCTAGGAGGAAGATTGTTTTGAGTGTATTCTCCATCTTTTAGCTTCAAAATTTTTCCTTCCCAATCTCTTATTTCAAATTCATTATATATTTTATCTAAGATCTCATCTATAGTCCAATAACTAAAATTAATTACATAACTCACTTCTCTAGGAATGGAACTTGATTCAGATATTGTGTCATAAACTGTTTCCTTATTGGCTGATAACACTTGAGATTCTAGACTTATTCCTTTATCCTGCATTTCTGTGAAGTTCTTAACATTGTTAACAGTAACTTCTGCGCTTACTTCAGTTTCAACCTTAGTATAATCAATGTTATAAACTTCAAAATGATACTTTTCTCTGACTCCACAGTTTAAACTTTCACTATAAACTCTAGTTTCAATTTCCAGTATTTCTCTAACTAACTCCTTGATGTTCTTACTCCAAGAATCGTGATTAAACACAGTAACAATAGGTAGACTATTAATATATGATAACGGTTTTCTCAATCCTCTTCCTAATACTTGGGCGATCAACAGTTTTGAGTTGAATGCTTTATCTTCCCAAGGAACAATTTGAAATACGTTTTTTACATCCCAGCCTTCTGTCAACATCGATACAGAAACTATCCATTCAACTGGGCTAGAGCTTTCATCAACGTATTTTAGTTTTAATACGTTAGTCTTGTGCTTTGAATCTGATGTAACTATCAGAACTTTATCTTCTGCGGTTTTTCTAGATATATTCTCTTCGAGCACTAAAAAATCTACAATATCATTATACAATTTTTTCGCTTTGCTGATGTCTTTAGTTATTAATATTGATATTGGCTTAAGCTTCATATATTTATCTTTATTATGCGTATGATTCTGATATATTTTTTGAAACTTTTCATCAATATTAATGCTATCATCTTTTTGAACATATTCTATGTTTTTCACAATACCATCATCTATAGCTTGTCTCAAAGAATATCGATAAATTATATCATTAAAGTACTCATTATCTATATATGCAGTACCTGTAAATCCGATAATGTACTTAAATCGATATTTTTTATCCATTAAAAAATGTTTCCATTTTTTTATATCTTGTATTTCTTTGGAATTTCCAGATATCTTATTAAATACATGATGTGATTCATCACAAAGAACCAAAGTTCTTTCACCACTACCTTGGAAACTATCTACAATAGATGAACCAGTTTTTTCATAAACGGCATGTATATTTTCTACACAAATATCTCCAGTTTTCACTGTAATATTACCATTAACTATTCGAGGATTGCTAATAATCGCATTTTCAGGTATGGCAGACCGTAACTTTTCATCACTACTTAACGAAAGAAATTTTTCTGTTAAGCCGTCCTCTATAGTTACCGAAGGTGTTAACACTAAAACTTTGTCGATAATTCCTAAGCCTAGCATTATTTGTGCAATACCAAATATAACATATGATTTACCTGTTGCAGTAGCTAAATCAATGTTCGCATATAAAAATCCTGGTAACTGTAATTGGCTTAAGTATTCACTAAGTGATGAATATTTTGCTTGAATCTCGTGATTTTTTGCATAGTTTTCACTGACTAAATCATTAATAGATGAATACTTTCCTGATGCCATATAAATTATAGACGCTTCTATTGCCTCATATTGGTATCTTCTTCCCTCAGTTAATCTCTCTATATATGTTCTCCAAGGATTTAAATTTAACTTATCTGGATCATAATTCGATGAAACCTTAAGAACTAACTCCTTTTGACTAAACGTTTTCTTATCCTGCATTGGACACCTCCGAAATTACTATTCTTTCAGAAAAATCATTACCAAATATATCAGTGTATTTTATCATTATAGTATTTCCTTTGATATATTTAGAAATATCAATGAAAACTCCTTTATCAGTCACTTTGAGATCTTCCATGAACAAGTAGTAATCCATTACAAAAGCTTCATCATCATAGTTCCCATCAATGAATATTGCTGATAGAAGATCAAAGCCTAATTTTGATTTTTCATCTTTCCCCTTCGAGTGATCTGGCTCTTTACTATTGAACGATTTTATATACAAAATATATTTTCCTTCATTCGTGATTAATTCTGACTTGACATCTGGTTTTCTAATAAAATGAAATCCAACAGCTTCATCAAGCATATTCACTTGTGAACTACTTTTTGGTTGTCTAAATCTTTGAAAAGGTTTTTCATTCAACTCTTTTATAACCTGATAAGGTATTTTCAAGAAGTAATAGCGGACATCACCTATTTCATAGTAGTCAGAAATAAAATCAACATTGTTTGCTGGAGCAACTATGTATATTCGGCCACTAACATGTCTAAAAATAATTGAATTGATTTCTTTGATGAATGATTCATCAATTGATGATTTGTTAAACTTTTTATAATTAAACACCTTTACTAAATCACCATTTTTAACTCCTTCAAACTGATAACCAGAAACTTTGCTACTTTTGAGCTCAAAAGAGAATATAGAAGATACAAAATGGAGATACTTGTCCCAATCCATTGATAGAGTAGTTGCAAGATCATATACACCTAAATTACATGTTAAAAAACTTGTAGACTTTTTGTTATACTTTTTCTTTGAAAACAAATCTTTAGATCTCTCAATTATTAATAATCGTTTTTGTATCGTGTAGTATGATAATTTACCAACATCACATGTTATCCAGCGGCGATTTAACTTCTCTGCAGCGGCAACAGTAGTACCAGAACCTCCAAAAAAATCCATGACAATGTCACCTTCAGAAGTTACTGATTCTATAATTCTTTTAAGCAACTGTTCTGGTTTTTGTGTTGGATACCCAACTTTTTCTGTTTTATCTTTGGGATCTATTGCCTGGATGTCAACCCACACATCATCTACAACATATCCATTTATTGTATGGATGACATCATTGGCATTCGGTTTTCTACCATTTTCTTTAACCCATCTCTTATAGTATGCCATAAATCTTGAATCAGACTTTGGATATTTCTTACCGCGAATCTCGTTACCATTGACAACATATTTTCTCCATCTCTCAGCATCAACTGTATCATCATAATTATCGTCGTAAGAGAGATTAAAAGATGGTCTCTCTTTCTTGTTGTACCAAAAGATAACATTATGTTTCCTCGGAAAATAATCTTGTGTTTGTCCTTGATATGTTCTAAAATGCCAAATAATTTCATTAACGAAATTATTTTTACCAAAAACTTCATCCATAACAACTTTAATATAATGACTCATTTTTTGATCGAGATGCATAAAAATAGCACCATCATCCGCAAGAATTTCACGTGCATAAATTAGTCTTCTTCTCATGAACTCTATAAATTGCGTTCCCTTTTTCTTATCAGAATAAGCTTTGGCGCCTTCTTTAGTCTGGAACTCGTCAGAAGTTGCAAAAGGCGGATCAATATATATTAGTTTAATTTTCCCTTTAAGTTTATCTTTAATTAAAGGGTCTTTATTCTCATAAATTGTCTTCAACAACTGTAAATTATCACCGAACACAATCATGTTTTTCCATCCTTTTATACTCTCAGGATGTTCTACCCCATTAAATACTTTTTCAATTTGAATTGGTACAGGATATACTCCATCAATATTAGCAAAAAGATCTTCTTTCCTCATTTTTCCATTATACTCAATTTCATATTCTTTATGAGTAACAGGAAATAAGGAATCATGATATGTTTCTGGAATTGGTTTTCCCTTGCTCAAACACTCATAAATAATTTTATAGTCTTGTTCAGTTAGCATACTGTCCTCCTCATTTTAGTCAATAATTAATATTATACACTCTATTATATTATATTCCCCATTTCTCCAAAGAGGAATGTCTGAAATAAATTATATGCAATTATTATAACATTTCTGTGTTGACTTTTAAATGGAATTTTCTCAAGTTCTATTCACTTTAAGGTCTAAAAGCTGCAATACTGTATTATTATTTCAATAATAATGGCATATATCCTGCTCTTTGAAATTTTCATTAGTGAACCAATCACTGATTTAGATACCGATGTCTCAACTAGATACTCCAACACCAATGCTTCTTGTGGATTTAATATGCTTTTGAAATTAATATACTCATCTATTAATTTCTGTGCTTTGTCTAATCTTGCTTTTACTTTATCAATTTTACCAATGACATATAACAAGTTATCCTCAACGTTATTCTTTGTCGAACTAGATCCAATCGAATCGTATGTAACTGCGTTATAACCAATAAGCCTAGTTTCATAGAACTGAAGTTTTTCTTCTAACTCAGTCTTATGCCTATAGGCTTTTTTAATGTCATCTATCCACTTGTAAAAAGATGTTTTTGAACCAGTCATCAAATGTCTCCCCACTTCTGTTTTCTAAACTTCTAAATCGATCTAGATTTGTCAATAAAGATACCTTCATAAAATTAAACTTATCATCAATCGGTGGATTAGGATTTCTAGCATATGAAATAATATAGTTCACTCCACTTAACACATTCTCATAACTATACTCATCAATTGCTGATTCAAACAAATCATTATATTTCATGATGTCTGCATCTATCTCTTCAATGTATTTTCTTTGAATTAATAATTTTGTTAAAAAGTGCATTTTGGGGA